ACCAAAAGTCAAGCACCTAAGAAGTCAAGGTTTATGCGGATTCTAGCGTCTGTGGATAACTTATTCTTGGGATTCTAGCCTAGAAAGTGCTTTGTTGAGACCGTATTTTCTGATATCACCAGAAAACAACATCAATTCCATTGCTTTCTTTTCATTGGTCACAATCACACCATCGTCAGCAAGGTAGTAAGGACAGTCAATGTATTTGTCCAAGAATATGATGGTTTGTGTGGTAAGGTTGAAATCGATGGGGAAAGGTACATCATAAGTTTGAAGTTGAAGTTTGTCCTTAATAAATGACAATCCTTCATCAGTCAAACGTAAACCTCCTGAACCTTTGTTTCTGCTGTTCTTCCACCATTGGGGCATATATTCCTTCATGGTGTTTTCACCAATTGAGATATCAGCCTGTTTTAAGAATATTTTGGTGTAGGTTTCTTTCCAGTTCATTTTTCACTGACAGTTTCACCCTGGGTCAATTTGACCACTGTGAAGTCTTCAGTATTGAACATGGTGTTCATCTTTTTGGCTAGATTGAATGCGTGTCCTGGATTTGAAAACGATACTTTCTTGTATTTTGGACCCGGGTAGTTGTTCAGCATGTTTGCTGATTTAAGATTAAATGGTTTATTTTGGTAGAACACTGCCCAGATACCTTCAGCCGCTAGGACCTGTTCGCTCTTGTATGATTTGCGATCTGTGTGTTCCAGTAAAATCGTAGGTTTAGGTCTACTCATATTATATGAGTATTTATCTGATATTAGATGGTATTACAGATTACCGCCGTCTACTTTTACTTCTATTGCTTGGTCTTCTGTGCTGTCTTTTTGTGCTATTAGACCCTCATAGTCGCCCGCTAAACGGGCCAACACTGTGGCTAGGCTGTATGTGACTTGCTTGGCTGTGTTGATGTCTATACGCACTTCTTTTTGATTGCTGAGGTCAGCACCTTTCACTTGTTGAATAAATTGCTGTAAACTGGCTGTGTTAATAGGGTTTTTTGTTGGCATTTGATAACTCCGTTTTCATTTCTAGTGATGTTCTAAAAGGACCTTTAAAAGGATAACTTTCCAATGTTAACAATTTGGGACAATAACTTCGTACCCATCCTTTTTCAAACTGAATAATGTAATAACCAGCACAGTATAAACTTTTAGATTTTTTACTCTTATTAAACAGTGGCAGTTTCTTTTTGACATCAAACACCATGTTGTACGGTTTAAATTTTGAAGGATAATCATAAACTGAATTATCTTCGTTTTCTTTTATTTCTGCTGGAGCACTAACTGTGGATCCCCACATCCAGTCACCATTAAAGTTCTTTTGTAGTTGTTGTTGGTTATCAAATATTCTTGTGCCATCTGAGCAACTGAACATGTACCTTCTATCTTCCTGTCTACAAATGGTTCCTACTTTTTCACCGTTTGATTCTAATATCCAAAATCTGTTTTCTAATATCGGCTTTGCGAAAAATTTAGTACTCATGCTAACACCTCTTCTTTTTGTCTGTACTTTGCATTTAATGGTTCAGCATAAGTTTGCGGATATTCAGCAATCTTCTGCATATCCCATTTAGCACAAAATTTAATTAATTTCAATCCTACCTGTTCTATTGTTTTAGGCTTAACAGAATTGATTGTTTCTTGAATAATACTTTTAATTTCTTCTGGCTGTGCTGACAAATCACACAGTGTAACATTTCTCTGATAATCATCTAGCACTCTGTGTTCTTCACCATTATGATCCAACCAACGTTGTAACATCATGTTGTTCCAATTGTAGCCTTTGGAATTTCTATCTTCAAATGCTTCTTGTAATCCAACTTTCTTTTTGGTGCCTTTTGTACGCACACCTGGATAAGCAGAAAACACATTGTCTGCTGTGTCGCCACGCATACATTTTTCAAATAGTAACCATTGTGGATTTGGGGCAGGTTTTTCTTCACCAGTTTTCTTATCTTTAACCCTGTTACCTTTTGCGTCAAAATATCCTTCGTGTGTAATAGTGGTCTCTGTGATACCATTGTATTGACACACATTTGGAGCAATCAATTGAGCAAAATCACCATCTGTGCTTATAATGATATGGTTGTCATTAGGATGTGCTTGTACCCAACCAGCAATCAAATCGTCTGCTTCTAATTGTGGGTGTTGCAGTGTTGTACAATTTGTTTTTGTGTCTATAAATTCTTTAAAATTGTCAAATGTTTCCCAAAATATTGTATCTTCTTCAACTTCTTTTTCTGTTCTAGCCTCTCTAGCCTCACTTCTGTTTCTTTTGTATGGAGTATAGAAGTCTTTACGCCAACTTCTTCCTTCTAAACAGAACACCACATGATCTCCTTTGAAATCTTGCCATACTTTTCTAATTGAGTTGAATGTGATGTGTAGAGCCATGCCAACCTTAGAATCCAAATCACTTTGGATTGCGTGTTTGGCTCTAAAAAATGTATTGGCTGTGTCTACTAATATATAATTCATAGTCTATATTTTCATAAAAAGAAAATACCAAAAATACATCAACAAACCTGCTGACCCAAGTGTGATTAATATGCCTGCTATTTCTTTCAATATATCCATTAACTGATCTCCGATTTATCCTCACTTAAATTTTTTGTGTTGATGTATCCAGCACCTCTTGTGGGATCCATACCTTCTTCTTGTAGTATGTTTCTTGCTATGGTTCTGAACCAAGCATCTACAATCTGTTCATTGCTTTCGCCCTTGTATCCAGCATCAAGCAATTTTTCTATGAATTCATTGTTCCAGTCCAATTCAAAAAATCCATTTCTGATGTTGTCTTCATTGATTTTTGTGTCCAACACAGCCACCCAAGGCTCATTTTTTGCTGTGGCTTCTTCTTTTTCTTTCATCAATGCTTCTAATCTTGGATTAGATTTATCTTCTTCTGTGGTTTCTTTCTTTTTTACAAATATGTCTTTTACTTTTTTTACTATATCCATTTTCTTATCTCCGATACGTCTTTTAGTCTTTGTTCTTCTTTTTGTTCTTCCATATCCTTAGGTACCCCAGGCATTTCCGAATATGTCAACATGGAGTCTTGGAGTGTATCTCCATCCTCTTGCCATTGCAAGTTCGGCGACCTTTTTTGTGTTGAGTGAGTAGGTTTCTGATCTTCCTCCCAGTGGCATGACATAAACGGGAACGTTGATTCCCACTTGATTGTATTCGGCAACTGCTTTCGCAACTTCATCCACATCGGAAGAATCAGCAACCACAAATTTGAAATACATTTCACTGTTAGGAATCCTATTATAAGACCTAGCAATTTCAGGTTTGATAGCAGTGTCCCAAGGTTCACCTGATACGGAAAGTTTTGGAGAGCACGACCAAGTGACTTGGAATCTGTCTTGTTTTCTGAGATAGTCTTCAAAATCCTTGTGTAAAGCCTGCGTTGTGTTTGTTTCAAATGTAACATTTTTTAAGTCCCTCATTCTTGGATGTTCAAATAATTCAATGTAAGTCCTTTGCCATCCTAACAACGGCTCACCACCTGTTAATATAAAGTGTACATCTTGTCCATTAGACATTGTCCACTTGCCTTCAGGAGTTAATGATAGCACATGATCCACTACTTCGTCAATGGTTTTGTCCATCATATATTTTTTAAATTCAGGATAGATACTGGCATAAGTGTCACAGCCTGTGTGAACAATTGGCAAGTCTTCAAATGTATCCACTTTGTCCAGTATTCCATCATCTAGCAATTCTTTCACTTCAGGATTGTATTTGATCCCTTGTTTCAACTTTTCTGCTCTGTTTGGATTTTTGTCCAAACCAAAGTTCATACAACGAAAATTACAACCAAACGTTCTTAAGAATACTGAAGGTACTCCTACAAAACGTCCTTCGCCTTGTACCGAATAAAATGCTTCTGAATATCTAAGTTTACTCATGACCTTTCATGCTCATACAGATATCATAAAACTCTTTCTTAAGTGGAGCGTGTTTATCGAACGCACCCAACATAATAGCAGTTGTCATATCTGATTGATGTTCTTTTACTCCTCTGTGTGTCATACAGTGATGTTCTGCTTTGATCAACACAGCCACGTTTGGAGTCTTAGCATACTTCTGTAATGCTTCTGCAATCTGTGTGGTCATCTCTTCTTGAATCTGTGGTCTCTCTGCTATGTGATGTACAATCCTATTAAACTTAGATAATCCAATCACTTCTTTTTCAGGCAGTACACCTACCCAACATTTACCCACAATGTTCTGAAAATGATGAGCACAGGTTGATCTTACACTGATAGGACCGCTTGTGTATAAACTTCTGTAACCCATGTTTGGAAAAGAAGTTACTTTAGGTGGTTGTTGAAATCTACCACCAAATATTTCATTGATGTACATTTTAGCAACACGTCTAGCAGTTTCCTTTGTGTTGTGATCGTTTTCTGTGTCAATCACCAAAGCATCTAAAACAGATGAAAAAGAATCTTCAACTTCTTGTTGTAGTTCTTCCAGTTCGCCTTTTTCAATGTAGTCAGCAATATTGTCATTGCTGTGAAATCTAGCGTCTTTTTCCTTAAGCCTTTGTCTTATACGTTCTGATGCTTTCATCCCTGCCTCTTAATGTAAGTTTCTAATACTTCTAATTGATCGTGATATTCAGCAATCACTTTTAGTTCTTTTTCAATATCTTTTAATA